GAGATGTTTTAAGGATAAGACCTGGTCTTTTATCTTTTGGTAGATATTTGAATACCGTAGCAAATGTTTTAATAACCATACCCACATCCTTTCTATCTTGCCCTAAACTACCCTTCAACCAATGTCCTACATATAGGAAGTTGAAATCAGTTTCTAATACACCATCTAAAATATCAACTTTAGAATCTGATGGTAGGTAACGTTCTAAATCAACTCCTTCAAATAAAACTTCAACCGGCTTTGTGATTCTATGTTCATTTACAATTTGTCCCGTTTGACTATTCTTTTCTTGATATGCCGTTTGAGTCATAATGTTCTTTGTGAACTCTGATGGTACGATTATTAAATCCATCTTATTTGAACCATCTATAAATTCTTTTGGAATTATAGTAGTTTCAACCCCTGCGGTAATACCAATGTTAAAGTTACCCTTCGGTTCGAACTCATTAGCAACTGACATTTGCATAAAGATATCCGGCTTTCTATCTAACTTAGTTATTACATTTGGAAATACCATTTTCCCAAATTCACTATCAGGTTTGATTTGATTTTGTGGAGTATTTCCCCATCGAGTTGGTACAACTTTTACATCATACTTATCCATTTTAAACAAGCTTCTCAAAATATCTCTTGCATGGTCTCCATAACCACTTCGAGTAAATACAGGTGCTTGATATACTAATAAAGGTTTATTCATAACTTATTATCCTTTGTATGCTTTAATTTTTTCTATTTTTCTACTCTCCATATTGAAATATAATACATCCATTACCTTAATAGTTTCTGATTCTGTGTGTATTAATATCTCATTGTATGTACGATTTTCAAACTGATTACATTCAATTAACTCAAATGTCAAATCACTTTCAAACATAAGTGAGTTCATTTCTAATACATTTGTACTACCAAACCACTCACCATTCCAATCATACAATTCAACATCAGATGCGTATTGTAGTGATAGTAAATTTAAATCTTTTTTATTTAGATTTTTAAAATATTCTTTCGAAGATACTGTAAAATTCATAATATTAGTTTAATTTAAATAATTCGAATCGTTTACGTGGTTTCCAATTTTCGAAAGTACCTTCGATACCATCTACTAATGTACTACACATATTTTCTACACTCAATCCAGACTCACCGATAAATGAATCCCTTCCAACTTGTCCGTTTGATTTAAGAACTTCTTTAGGAGTGTTGTACATTTCTTCCATAGCAGTTGCTACATCATATACATCTACTTTATCATCCCAAATGTATGGGGTTGGTACTGAACCAGCCATAGTTTGTGCTCTACTCCATACAGGTCTAGCCCACACACCACTTTCTAATTTATCTTCCCAATCTCTCCACTTATGTAAAGAACCTAATTCTTTGTAATCTTCAGAAGTAACCAACTCACCAGTTTCTTTGTATCTGAAACCACATTGGTCTTGCAACCCACCAGTTACGTTAACAATGATTGGTGTACCAGCCATTACTGATTCTGCGGTTGTTAAACCAAATCCTTCATTACCAGCAATGTTGATTGTTACATCTCCGATGTTATATAGGTAATTAAGTTCTTCAGTAGTTCTTCTCTTATCTGAGAATATGATGTTACAATCAGGAGCTAATGTGTTATGTACTGCTGGTAAATCCGTACCATTGTTATCCACCGGTTGAGTGTGCATTAATAATGCCACTTTCTTAGCTTTTTCTTCACCAATTCTATCACAAAACTCTTTGAATGCCATAATCACATCAGATGGTTGCTTTCTACGAATGTTACGATTTGACCAATAGAATATGAAATCATACTCTTTATCTTTTAGTATTTCAGAACGAAATTCAGATGGTACATCCGTTGGGAAGTATTCAGTTGAGTTGATACCATGTGGTACATATGATACTTGCCAATCTTTGTGAGGTCTCCACGTTGGTTTATCAGTTCTACTGGTTAGACGGGATACAATACCATAAGTTTGACGAGAGATACACCCAATCCAATCACAACTTTCGTAGTAATTTCGGTTGTATAATGGGTCTGGTAAATCATCCCAAATTGCGTAGAATAAGATTGGAACATTTTGTCTTATCTCATGTTCCATATCATACAACCATGTCCAATAACGTGGGTCAGTAAAGTGTAAGATAGCATCAGGTTGTTCTGAGTTGATTAATTGTCTAATCAAACCTTGGTCACCATAACCACTCCAAGGGAGTATTTTAACACTAGCATCTTCTACACCAGTTCTTTTTTGTATATCTAATGATACATCTAAAATCTTTCCCTTCTCAGGGTGGTCAATTGCGGCTCCTACTTGAAACCAGTCGTATTTATCAACAGTACCCATAACCAATGCCTTAGACATGGTAGCGATACCACTTGCCATCCTTAAATCATCGGATAGTAATAGAATCTTCTTCTTTTTACTCATAACTTATTAATATAACCTTTTTTTAATTTAAAATTGTGAACCGCTGATTTGTAGTTTTAAATACTCATTCATTTCATTTCTGAATTCCTCATCGGTTACATATCGTTCTACTGTCCTATTTACTAACTTTTGAAGTGTTACATCCGATTCAAACGATACTTGTTTAAAATTTGAGTACACTCCTTTTATTATTTTTACAGTAGTTAATTTTGTTTCTACACTCATAATATATGTATTTGTTTCATATATATAAGTATATAGATATTTTATTTTACGATGGTTTTTTATCACATAACCCTCTGTTACCAAATTCACAAAACTTACAATTCTTTTGCCGTTCACCTGGTTGCTTTGGGTATTCCTTTTCTATGAATTTACCTTCATCATCAAATACATCATTTACAAAGTTGATAAATTCATTGTAAATCTTATTTACAGTTGGTTTACCATTAGCTGGAATATGCTTTGACATATATGGGATTGGGAATGGTGCATCTTCGTATAGTTTTCTTCTCATAATCTGATACTCAACTTTAATCTTATCCAATGGAATATTGAATAGTTCAGAATAGTACTTCTTATATAGAACAATTTGAGCGTTTTTGAACTTATCTGCTTTAGCGTACTTATTCCAACCCATTGTTGATGTTTTCAAATCAATAATGATGATTGAGTTATCTGATAAATCTCTCATAACAACATCAATAAATCCAATGAATTGTACACCTTCTTTAATCTTAGCGTTAAGAGGTATCTCTATCCCTACTAACTCAAATCCAGTCTTTGTATAGAACTTATCTATCTTTGCCTTAAACCACTCTAATATTCTTCTACCATCACCATAGAATTCTTCCAATTCTAACTGAGAGCAGATTGTTCCCTCACTTAACTTTTCGGTTTCTTTGGTATATTCCTTTCTCATCCATTCCAACAACAACTTATCGGTATCGATTTCCATTGCTTGTTTCTTAGAAACCCCATACATCACCGAAAGGAAATGTTGAATTGTTTCGTGGATGGAAGTACCAAAAATTGTATAAATGTTAGCGGATGATTCCCCCAACTTATCGATATACCTTAACTTATATTGTTGAGGACATGATGAATATGTTGAATATTGTGAAAAGCTTACTCTAGCCATAAATCTTTTGTTTGTTACACAAATATACGAAAAAAGTTTGGGATTTCCAAACTTTTCTCACTTTTATTATATTTTAAATATCTTATGATAAATCAACACTCAGTAATATCATATTGCCGGGTGATTCCTCAACATATATACTAGCAACATTACCATCAAATGTTACTTTAGTTTGAAATGGTAACTCAGCTTGTAATACAGGTCCCATAGTTGCTTTAGCTGTTTCTAAATCAGATGTTCTTCTGATTATAGCAACAATCTCTTTTACTTTATCCGTATTTGACATAATTTATACTTTTATTTTTAATTTTTTAATAATCTTAGGGTCTGTCCCATAATCTTCAGATAACTGAATGATACGTTCTTTACCACTTTTGGAATTATATAGAATCTTCAAATAACTCTCAGCTTCTAACTTAGATACCTCATAATGATTTGCTACCAATTCCACCAACCAACCTTCGTATTTATCAGCAGTTTTTGGTTTCATATACTTCATAAAGTGCCTACCCTTTGGAAGTAAATCAATCATAGCAAGATACATTGCTTTAGGTGGTACCTCTTGCAAATATGGTTGAACTGCTGCGATAGTTTCCACCCATTCATATTTCATAGATAGGAAACGTAACACCATATAGTTCGACCAGGTCTTTTTATCAGCTTCTTCTAACTTATCCCAATACTTTGGGTCTTGCTCATTGGTTACTGCCTTAATATGGTCGAAGAGTGATTTAGGCATTGTTTTCAGCTTCTTTATTCTTATCCATTTGCATCAATGCTTTCAATTGTTCAGGCATCAGTTCCTCACATATCTCACCACAATTAGCACATAACATTACATCAATTGGTACTACCACATCTTGTGGTGTGCCTGTGATTAGTTTAGATATCTTACGAAACTTACCAGCCGTTACAAATACATCATCACCACAACTACCACATACAATTGGTTTTGATTTACCCAAATCGATTTGAGGTTGTCCAGTTGAATTGGTTGGTTGTGATTGAGTTGGTTTTTGTGGTTTCCCACCATTCATTCCTATTACTTTTGTTGCCATCTTAAATTAAGTTTAATATTTCGATTAATGTTGCTGCCATTGGAATCTCTTTATCAATAGCATTGAAGTGTCTACTCTGTCCTTCTGATAATGCGATGATTACATTCGCTGTATTTGATGGAGCGTATTCATCTACCTTCTCATACAACATAGTAAACAATTCTGAGAAATCAGTTACTCTACTATCTATGATAGCTTGTCTCATATTGGTATATTTGTTTCTCTTATCATCATTTGATTTAAGAATGTCCAACACTTTGGTTTTATAATCATTCTCCAACAAATTTTGAGTATCTACTTGTAACTTACCTTTATTTGAGTTCAATTGACACGTATTGATAATCTTACGAATATCAGGATACCCAGCATCAATAATTGGAACTAAATCCTTTGGTTCAAACGTTACACCCTCTGCTCCCAAAATCTTTGAGATTTGAACAGCCACATCCTTCTTAGTTGGTGGTACAATTTGGAATGATTGACAACGAGATTGAATTGGTTCGATTACTTTCTCAACATAATTACAAGTCAAAATGAATCGGCAATGTTGTGAGAATGTTTCCATCAAATTACGAAGAATCGCTTGTGCGTTTGGAGACATGTAATCAAACTCATCTAAGATAATAATCTTCCACTTTTTGAATCCCATTGAGGATGCGAAGTTCTTTACCTTATTACGGACTGTATCCACATTGTTCTCATCAGATGCGTTGATTACCATATAATCACAATCCACCGATTTTACAATCAGTTTAGCCAATGTGGTTTTACCAGTACCAGCTCTACCATATAGTAAAAGGTGTGGTACATCACCACTTTCTAAGTAACCTTCTACTTTTGATTTTAGGTGTTCATTACCTACATAATCAACTAACTTAGTTGGACGGTACGATTCCACCCATAAACTATTATCTACTTTTTCTTCTACGTTTTGTTCGAAAAATGCCATTTCTTATTTTTTGTTTTTATTATCTACCTACTTCACTCAATCTCTGAGCCTTAAAATCTTCCCAACTTACACCAACTCCATCTAAATAGAATAAGTGGTCGGTTTTCAATCTACCATCATCATGTAACTTAGAGTATCTCTTAATTGCTTGTCTCTTCCACCAATTGTTAATGTAATCAGTACCCTCTGAGAACTTCTTCTTCATTACCAATTCAGATTCTTCAATTTCTGAACGTAGGAACTCATTACCATTCTCATACATCTGAGCGAAATACACACCTCTTTTGAAACCATGATGATATTCAGATTGTTTGATACCACATTCTTTGAATATCTGTCCAAGAATCTTTTGTTTGATACCACTTACAGGTCCACTAGCTCCCTTTCCGGTTCCCATAGATTCACCATTACGAATTCTTTCATTGGTGATTGCAGTTTGATACCAATCAGCACGATTCTCTTTAATCCATTGGTGCCAAGGTTCGTAGAATTCATCATCAGGTTTCAAAGAAATCTTCCCAGCGGATTCCCCCAACGTTTTGAAGTGAGGGATTCCGTTATACTGAGAATGTATTCCATAAAGGGAAGTTGTACCAACAGCTATCAATGTTTGCCCATACTTTCTTTTCCAAAATTCCCTTACTTCGGGAACTGTAGTCATCATAGCAGTGAGTTTACCACCTAAGAAATTGTAACCTAAAGGTTGGGTACAAACAATAGTGGAAGCGATAGTTGTATAGTTCAACTTTCCCTTTTTGAATTTATCTTCTTTGGTCCATCCGATGTATTTATCTCTAACACCCATTGAAGTAACATCTGAAGCGAGGGATACCAATCCCAACAATTTACCACTCGTCCTATCTTTGATAAAGATTTTCACATTACGACCAGGGTTAGCTGTCCAACTCATAGTGTGAATCATCCTACGAAGATGAGTCCACTTTGTAGATGCGTTTGCATCATCCTCAACTATCTCAACATAAGGGTCTAACGATTCTATCTCTTTGATAGTTTGTTCCTTATTATTGATATCAGTTGGTTTCCATTGGAAATCGTAAAGAGTAGCGATTTGGGATTTATCTCGAATCATAGAATCCTCTTGCAGCTCAACCCACTTTTTGTATAATGTTTGCTCTTCTACACTCATTGTCATAAGGTAGTCCATATTTTCAATGAGTTTTCTTTTCTCATCTTCAAATACAAATTCAGGTTTTGCTGGTTCAGTATCCCAAAAGCTCATATGTTTCTTCTTTTAAATGTTATTACTTAATTTCGACAAGATAGTAATTGCTTACATAATCTCCTTCAGTAAATGCTACTTTAGCCAAACCTTGCGAAGAGATTTCCAAAGATGATGTAGATGAACCTTTGTTAGCCAATAGAATAGCTTTCAAATACTTAGCTGAGAATGCAATTGGTGAAACATCACCTTCACATTTACAATCAACTGA